TACTCATTTTCCATCGCGTTTTTGATTTCGGTGTAGTCACTTGCCATGATAATTTTGCCGATGCCGATGTTGTCCCCCAGATGAGCGATCAATTCCGCCTGGTTCTCACCGGTGCAGGCGTTGTCACACTGGCCGGTGCAGTTGGTCTGACAGCCACCAGTACAGGTACCGGTGCAGCTGGTGCAGGAGTTGGTACAGGTGCCAGTGCAGCTGGCCGAACAACTGTTTTGGCAACTTCCCTGGCAGGAACCGGAACAGCCGTTGCAGTTGCCGGAACAACTTCCAGAACAGCCGGAACACCCACGGCATGTGCTGGAGCAGTCTCCCCTGCATCCCCTGCAATCGCTGAACAGCTACCGTCACAGTCTCCAGAACAACCTCCGGAACAGCTGGTACAGCCGTTTAAACAGCTGGTACAAAGACAGGCAGAGGTCTCTTTCGTTGCGCACGCCATCTAAATCCCCCTCTCATACCATTGGATCGGAATCAGGCGCTCGGCCTGCTTGTCCAGTCCCAGTTTGTTGTATAGCTTTGTCCAAAAATAGTAGTTCGCCGCGATCTGCGCCTTGAACATCCCGCAGTGGTGCTTGGTTTTGCAGTTCGGGTCGCCGGTCGCGTCATACTGCCAGGCGATACAAGTTGGACAGAGTGGCAGCAACGGGCAGTCCCGGCACTCGTCGTCCGCGCTCGACCAGGTTGTGACATCCTGCAGCCGTTGGAACCACTCGGTGTGCTCCTTGTCGGTGTAAAGCCCCAGGCTCAGCTCCCCGATGGGCCGCTCCGGCTGGTTATTCAGGCTGTGCTTCATGTACCGTAGGCACGGGTAGACCTTCCCGTCCGGGGCGAAGGCCACCATCCGTCCGTTGCCGCCGCAGAAAGCAGTGGTTTTCTGCCTC